TATCGCAAATCGCGATCAGGCATGGTCTGCATGGCCCAAATCATGCCCCGCGCCGCGCCATGCGTCAACCGCATATCGCCATGCGTTCTTTGCAATGGTGCGGCGAAACCGGCGGTGTATGTTCTGCCCATCGAAACCGGCGCCGAGGCGCCAATTAAGGGAGGCCACGATGGTCAAGACGCTCACCCAATACCGCGCCGCCTTCGCTCGCACGATCTCCTGCGCGGAAAAGCAGATGGGCCTGCGGTACATCCGCAACGCCCTCGCTTTGGAGGGGCGCAACGACGAGCACGTCGCCGAGCTCACGGCGCGCCTGCCGATGCTCCTCGCGATGGCGCAGGAACGCACGCTGAGGCAGGACACCGACCTCACCGCCGAGGAGATCGCCATCGACGCCGGCATCGACGCCGAGGCCGACCGGAGCCGCGCGTGATGCGCGTCCACCCCGCCATGAGCCTTGCCCGCCTCCGCCACGCGATGGGCGAGGCCTCCCTCCTTGACGCCGAGGCCCTGCGGGACGTCCTCCTGCGCCGGGGCGTCGCCGACACCGACCTCCTCGCGGCGCCCGAATGGCGCCAAGCCCTCCGCGAGGCCTACCAGCGCCTCCCACCCCACCTCCGACCCGAAACGCTCTGAAACCGCCCTAGGAGCGCCGAAGCCCGGTCGCCCGCTACCCTGCGTAGGGTCAGCGGGCTTCCGGCGTTCCTGCGCCATCCTCGGCGCTTCTGGAGGCATCCGAGGCGAACCGCGACCTGAACTTCGCCATCGCGGCGTCGAATTCAGCCTTCTGGGCGTCGGTCATAACCGAGTACCGCCCCACCGGCCTGTCGCCCTCGACCGGCGCCGCGATCGCTCGCCGCAGGAGGTGCCGCTGGCGGTGCGCGGCCGCGACCTCGGCGTCGAGCAGCTGGCAGACCTCGGCATACGAGGGAAACCACTTGCAGGACCGCGCGGCCGCGTCGAGGCTCGACCGGGTGTAGGCTTGCCTCGGGTAGGCCAGCATCGCCGCGTAGGCCGCGATCCGCGTCCTGGCGTCCTCGGCGCTAAGCTGGCCCGCGACGAGCGTCCCAAGCGCGCCGAGCCACCGCTCGACCGTCGCCTGCGGCGCGGGCTGCAACGCGTCCTCGACGGCCTGCAGGGCGCGCTCAGCCTCGGCCCGGACGCTCGGGGGGATCGAAAGCTGCGAGCCCGGCGTCTCGGTCTCGGCCCTCTGCAGCCAGCTCCCGAGCGACTGCGAGAAAACCGTTGCCCGTGCGAGATCCTGTGCCATTCGTCGTCCTCCGTTCGCTCGTGCGGCGCACCCAGTTCCTCCAGGTCGCGCTCCAATTGACCTTCCGCCCGTCCGCGCCGGGCTTGCTGTGCCAGTAGTCGCGGAACGACGCCGCCTCGCGCTCGACCGCCACGCCGAGGGCGCCGGCGAACGAGCGGTCCTCGTCCGAAGGCGACCAATCGTCGGGCAGGCGGGTTCCTTGATCGGCGCGCTCTGCGCGCTTCCCCCCTGCACCCCCCAGAACAGACTTATCCGGTTCTGTTCTTTCATGGGTATTGGGTAATGGGTCATGGGTAATGGGTGGTTGAACATCCGTTGAACGGGCGTTGAACCGCCGTTGCGCGGACATCTTCCCTGCCCTAGAGGCTTGTTCCTGCTTGCTTTTGCAGCGCACAATTTCTTCGTCAGCCCGCCGATTGACCCATCCCGAGCCCTCGACCAGCTCGAAAAACTCGCCCAGAACCGTCGCCACCTCGGCTTCGTGTTCGCGCATGTTGATGGCCCGTGCAACGTCCGCTGAACGGGCGTTCAACGGGCGTTCGTTCATGTAGTAGAGGTCGAGCAGCCGCCGATAGGCGAGATCTTCCATCAGCGTCAGGTGACGCGTATGGCTGGCGTAATCGCCAATGTGGAAGGAGTAGAAGCGCATCACGCTTCATCCCGTGCCTGCTTCAGCAGCTCGCGGATCTTCGACTTGTTGCGGTCGTTGTACCGCTTCACGCAAGCGGTACAAGACGCGCTGGTCGTGTAGCGCTGCGTGTTTCCGCAAATCTGGCAGGGCTTGCCAAAGTACTTGCCCTCGCCGCGCTTCGCTGCGTCAATCCTGGCCGTGTCCATGATCCAAATCCTTTGGTTAGGGTTTGGCTAGACTAAGCAAACCAAAATCACGCGTCAAGTTTGGCGGAGCGGCGGGTGCGGACCATCGCAGAAACGCACGGCCGGGGCTGCGTTGACGGGCGAACCCGCTGGTCAGCTTGCGGAGCTCCGCCGCCCGCCGGCGACGGCAAGGGAGGGCCCGGCCGCGGTCACTATAGGCTCAGGTCGAGCTTAACGCCCAGCCGATCGGCGTAGAGCGTCACCGCCTGCAGCCGCTCCTGCTCGCGCGCCCGCTTGCGCTCGTCGCAGCGCAACTGCACGACGCGCACCAGCGCCGCCGGGTCGTAGCCCGCGCTCTTGATCTCGACCTTCAACTCCTTGAGGTCCGCGCGCGTCTCGTCGGCGGCGTCGAGCAGGCGCGTCAGGCGCTCGGCGTAGCGGGTCAGGTCGTCATTCGTCATCGGTCATCTCCTCCAGAAGGATCTCGGCCCGAGGGTTCTCGCGGTCGAGATGGTGGTACAGGTGCATTTCTCTCACCGCGCGGTCGTTGCGGTAAACGCGGCCCTGCAGCGCGTCGAGGATGAGGCTCGGGTCAAGATCCGGCCTGCGCGAGGCGTAGTAGAGATGCGCCGTCATGCGGATCGGCTCGAGCAGCTGGTCCTGCGCCGGCAGTTCCGGCACCTGACGCGCAACCGCCTCGATGTACGCAAGGCCCTTCTCCGACTTGATCACCCGCAACTTCGATCCAAACCGCACGATGCGGCGGCTGTTGGCCTTGCTGGCGGGCTCGCCTAGGATGGTGCCGCGCCACGTTCTCATGTTTCTGTCGCATTCAGAATGCGTTGGGCAAGCCTGCGCGCAGCCACATGATCCATCGTCACTTGTACGATCTCTCGCTTGCCGACGATCACGATCATTCTGACCCATCTTTCGGTCGCGAAATCATCGCCCAAATAATCAACTTGAAACTCCGTCCCTGGGTCGCTCAAGGCGAGGTAAAACGGCGCGGGATATTGACGCCTGCGGGCGACCTCTTCGTGGTGCGCCTTCATGGCATCGCTTATCTTTCGCATTACGGCGACCCTCCTTCTGAACTCCGATTTTCCGCCAGCATCGCCCCGCTCGACCCGGTCATCGACCGCTCTTGCAGCGGCGGCGTCCATCGCAGCAGGCGCTGCGGGCGAATTAGGTGCGCCGGGATGTCCTCGTACCTGCGGCCGCGCATCAGCTTCGGCCAGAGCTTCTCCGCTCGCGCGACGCAGGCCTCGGGATCGGTTGATCGCGTTTCGGGCTCGGCGATGTCCTCGAAGTCCGCGATGGTCGGCGCGATGGGAGCGACGGTGCGACCGAGCGCGAGCGCTTGCCTGCCCTTGTCGGTCAGCCGAACGCGCGCCTTGCCGACCTCGATCAGCCCGCGCCGCCGCAGGCTGTGGACGCCCGAGTGCAGCCGCACCCGATGCGTGATCTGCGCGCTCCACGCGAGCCATGCGTCGATCGGCGCCTCGCCGCCAGCCGCGTCGAGGTACTCGACGACGAGCCGGGTGTAGCCGTTCGACACCGCCGCCTTGAAACGGCTGCCGCGGTGCACCTTCTTCGCGGGCGTGAACCAGTAGGTCCAGCCGCAATTGGGCGGCTTGCGCGGAGCGTAATCGCTATCGACCAGCTCGCGGCGCTTGAGGTGCGCGAGCGCCATCAACACCAACCCCCTGTCCATGCTAGCCAGCACTTCGCACAGCCGCTGCGTCGAGGCGCGTCCGCCCTCGGCACGCAGCGCGTTGGACACGCGCTCTATCGCGGTGTCGCGCCTCATCGCCGTGCCTCGCGGCGCGTCGCGGCGACCGGGTCGAACGCGAGGCGCTTGGCGCGCGCGATGCGGAAGGCCTCGAGCTGCCGGGCGGCAGGCAGCCGCTGGCGGCGCTTCCAGTTGGAGATGGCCTGCGGCGTTGTGGAGAACGCGCGGGCGGTGGCGTAGGTGCCGCCGAGAGCGGCGATGAAGTCGGTCAAGGTCATGTCTCGACGGCTACTACACGCGCGGTGTAGAGGTCAAGCACACAATTCCACGGAAAGCGCTTGCGCGGGTAAAGCGATGGTGTATGTTTCGCCTTGCCCGGGTGGTGCCGGGCAGAAACCAGGAGGGACAAACGATGCTTCGCGACGAGAACGATCACGGCGAGAGCTACGCGCACACGCGCGACTATTACGACTTCATCGAGGCGAGCCTGCGCCGCCTCAAGCGCGCCGAGACGCAGGCGATGAACAAGATAGTCGCCGCGTTGGAGGAGCTGCGCGAGGTCACCGAGCGCGAGTGGCAGGAGCCCTCGGGCTTCACCGACGCGCAGGACGCGCAGGCCAAGCGCAACTGGCGCGACGCCCTGCTCAACGCCGACACGCTGATCGGCGAGTTCACCTTCGAGGCGCGCGACGCGCTTCAGGCCGCGCTGGAGGAGTGAGGGCCATGATGACTGACATCGAAAACGCCGAGCGCAGCCTCGCCGACCTCGCGCTGCTTCGCCGCCGCACCTGCGATCAGGTCTGGGAGATCCTGAACGCGGTCGCCAAGGAGGTCGAGGAGATCAACGCGCAGCACTACAACTGCCGCGCCATCTCCGAGAGCGAGTTGCGCGACATCCTCTACACCGCCGAGATCCTCGTCGAGCGCCTGACGATCCCGACCGAGCGCTTCATCCGCGACGACGCGACGCCCGCCGAGCCCTTCGACAACGACTACCCCGATTGGCTGCGAGGTGACCGATGAGCCCCCTCTGGCTGCAGGCCCTCATGGGCCTCGTCCTGGCCGCGATCATGGTGCTGGCATGAAGCCGCTCCCCGCCGCCCCCGCGATCCCGCAGACGCCCGGCGTCCTGCGCGCCCGCATCCAGTTGCGCGTCGAGCTGGCCCGCGACCTCAACCCCGAGACGCTCGACTACCTGCTCGCGCATCAGCGGATCGCGGAGCTGGAGCGCCAGCTCGCGGCGCTGGAGGGCAACCGATGACCAGCGAAAAGCGCAAGCTGCTGCGCGTCTACCGCAGCATGGTCAAGCGCGCGGCCCACGCCCCGCGCGGTAAGAAGGCGAGCCGCCTCGCGGCCCTGCGCGGCTGGGTCCACCGCCAGATGAAGAGGGAGATCGAAAAGTGATCAACGACGGCATCCACAACGACGTCTCGTTCGAGGCGTACCTGAGCGCCGAGGCCTTCGCGGCCCCGGCGGTCAGCGGATCGGACCTCGTCGCATACGAGACCGAATGCCCGGCCCACGCCCACGCCTTCTGGCGCGGCAACCCGGCCCGCGTCCACCGCGAGCCGAGCGCGTCGATGGCGCTGGGGACCGCCGCGCACGCGTATATCTTGGAGGG